CTTGCATTTTCTCAACTACTAAATTAATTTTTCTTTTTATGTTATCATCAGATATTTTTAATGAACGATCTTCAATCTCATTTAAAAGCCCATCTAATCTCTTGCATACCCATTCTTTAAACTTATCTTGTCTAGAGGTAGAATAGTAATTAACCAAATATTCCTTTTGCTCTTTAGTGATTAAATTACCATAATAGTCATCAAACTTCTTAAGAGCTATAATCAAACTTAATTTTTCTGTTTGTATTTCCTGTTTTGTTTTATTCTCAAAAGATCCTAAAAGATTTTTATGTTCTTTAAATCTATTAGATTCTTTATTTTCTAACAAGTGACTTATCAAAGTTTCACTAACTAGCAAACTATCTCTTGAGCTAACATAGGTATCATTTTCTTGTAATGCTATATTAAAACTCGCTAATACTTTATAATTAGGGGTTTTAATTTTCATTATATCTTTTCTATTTATAATTTTATCAACAGACTCTAGAAGTCTATTCAAATCTTTCTCTAGAATATTTTTATCTACACTATGACGATATTCTTTCTTAAGGTTTTCTAAAAAAAGACCTGCAGAATATGCATTACGGGCCTCACTATATAATAATTGAGAGTAGAGCCTATACGCCTTTGAGACTTCTGTCTTGTTGATAAAGAACTCTCTTATAAGATTAAATAATTTTTTAGCCTTATCTACTCTACCAGCAGCAACTTCTTGCATAACTGCGGTATTTATTACTTCAAATATAAAGCCTGGATTTTTTTGCTTATTGTGTTTCATGCTATACCCCAATTGAATAAATAATAATCACCAAAATAAATATATGTATTAATAGCAAAAACAATTATTTATTTGATTTTAAGGCCTCAGTAAGTGTTATTTTTTGATCTTGTTTACTTGTTTCTCTTGTTTTTAAATTTTTCATCATATTTTGAGATTCAGTATTAAACTTCATAATATCGGCTATAGTCTTATCTAATATATCCGGCTTTAAGTTTTTCTCTCTATTTATCATATCTCTTTTAGCCTCATTATTAGTATACATTTTTGGATACCCAGGCATTTCTCTTGTGCCAAGTGGATCATAAGGTTTCATATCTTGAGATGGATCTATAGTTGACTCATTGTTATCCTCACTGTCTTCACCACCTTCTTCTTCATCCTCCTCATTAGCTGGTGGCATTGGACCACCCTCTTGAGGTGCAGCAGATTCACCACTCTCTAAACCTGTTAAAATAAATTTATAGTGTGCATCTAATTGTTTTTCAAATCCAATAGTAGCTATTTCTTTATCAGATAGTTTTAATACATTTTTCTGAACATAAGAATTAGAAATGATATCTGAGTCAGCCATATTTCTTGCTATGTCAAATCTCTTATCCATCAATTCTAAATTCATCATCTCAGTTACTGTTGATGGATTAGTTAATTTAAGATCAAAATTATAAATTACAGATTCATCATAACCCTTTAAATATAGATGAATAAGACATATTTTTGCTAATTCGCTAACTACAATTTTTTGTATTCTTTGAATTGTTCTTGCAAATTTAATATCTTCTTGAGCTAATGTACTCTTACCAGATAAGTCTTCCTCTGCTGTAAGATATGATTTTGGTACTCCTAATGAAATAAACAACTTATTTTGCAAATATTCAATATCCTCAATAGCTGCAGCATTTTCTCCCCCAGGCAATGTCTCAATCCTACTACCACGATCACCACGAACTGGAATAAAGAAATCTTCAAGTATAGATTCGGGATTATAACGTAAATCAACCTGTCCATTATTTTCCGATACAACAGGTATCCTCTTGAGTTTATCTCTTGCTGCTTGCATATAAGACTCAACATCTTTTGGCGGAATGTTTCCAACATCAACATAAAATACTCTACGTTCCGGTGCTCTGCTAATACGGTAAATAAGCATTGCATCTTCGGCCATCAACAATTGTTTCCATACTTTTCTAGATGAGTCAAGTATAGATCTACCATAAGGCAAATACCTATCATCACCAAGTATTCTCATATGAGAAACTTGATAATTTTCAAAAGAAGTTCTACCTTGAGAGTTCCATTTAAATCTTAAACTGTTTGGATCATTATTGTACCCCTCTTCTCTCTCTATTTCGCCAACTGGTAGTGCTATAGCCCCAAGAACACCCTCTTTATTAACAATATCTAATAGATTAAAATGATCGCCATATTTGCACATATTCCTTATCCATGTCCACAAATGAAAATCAATATCTAATCTTTGGTAAAGTAACTCTTCTAATTCATTTACTATTTTTTCATCATCTGAAATAATTTCTACGGTCTTACCTTCAGCAGAATAAGTCATACTATCGTCGGCGTATATATCCAACGCTCTGGAAATTTCTGGATAGTGATCCATCTCCTCATAATCCTTAACTCTTTCCAATCTTTCAGCAGCTCCTATAAGACCCTCACCATATAAAGTTTGTGTAGCTTTTTGAAAACTATCAAAAACTTGTTTTTGAGCAATACTAGTAGGTCTTATAGTTGGCACTTTGGAAAGTGCTGAACCACCTCGTAACAACCTTTTTAGAATATCAAATCTATCTGCCATTATAAAATTCCCTATTTAGTTTGTCCTTCTGTGCTAAAAAATAAAAGTATTGCAATGATTAATGGAATCATACCAGCTATCCCGCCCCAAATACTTGCCTTTACTTTTAAGGTAGCTATTTCTACTTGTATCTTGGTTAAGTATTGAGCTACTTCTTCAAATCTTTTACTATGGTTATCTAATTTATCAATAACCATTTTTTGATATTTTTCCCAGCTTTCATCACTTGAAGTCATAAAAACTCTCTTTTTAGATTAACCACCTAATATCTTCTTTGTGTCCATTGTTTGTTGTCATAACAAATTGACTATTCTGTGAAGAAACATTTCCAGGCAACATTCCGAATTCAAATGGTGTATTGTTAAAATTTAAACCTTGCAATAATTCTTTAGTTACTTCTTCATTTTGACTATTAAACTTTAAAGTTGTGTTTCTTACATACATACCCATAGCTAAAGACATTACTAAATCATCGTTATAAGATGCTAATGCTTCTGGTTTACCATTATTAAAAATAAATGTTTCTAGTTCTGCAATTGTTCTTTTAGAATGGAGTATAAAATCATGGTGTCTTAAATCTTCTTCCATTCTAGCAATACAAGCTGGCCGACTCTTCATACTCATTGTAAACCCAGGCACTGCATTTTTAGGTACGTTATAAATATCATAGTGTAATTGATTAGCGTTACTTTCATGTATTCTGGTCAAATCTTTTATGGTCCAATACATGTTCTTATATTCCATTTCTAAAATCTTCATAACAACATGGTGGCCCATAGAAGCATTTTCTACTATAATATAAGCATTATTATACTGAACAGCTGTATTATGTATTAAATGAGAATATGCATCTGTATTTACTTTACCCTTATACTCAGCTACCTGTTCATAATTTTCTATATCTATAACATGAAAAGCAGAATAATCACCACCGTCACCGCGAGCAACATCAGCAGAAATTAAATATTGTTTTGAGTAGTTTGGGTATTTCCATATCCAAAGCCCCTTATCAACCCAAGTCTTTTCTTCTGGTTCCCTCACAAACGGCCTGTAACCCTCATCAGCAGGCTCATCTTCTGTTGGATGTTCTTGATACCATTGTAATGCCTTGACGCTTACGACATTATTACCGGATTGAAGGAAGTCGCAACCATGTTCTTGTGCAAATGCTTGATCGCCTATTTTTCTTTTCTCTAATCTGGCCCATTCATCATCTCTATCTGGATGTAAACTCCATGGCAGAGTTATAGGAGTAAAAGAAATGGTCTGATTTCCAACTTTATCAATTGATCCAGCTTCTGCTTCAATAAATGTTTTATGAAACCAATTACCAACACCATTCGGCGAAGAAAGAACAATACAATCACCACCTGTTGATAATGTAGGTTGAGCAGCAACCCAAATTGTGTCCATTCCTTTTATAAAAGCAGCCTCATCAATAATAAGTAAACTTAAAGCCTCTGATCTCGCAGCATCTTTAGAATTACTGCCAGTTGCGCCTGCTTTTATTTTACTTCCATTGGCCAATTCAATACTTTGTCTATTGTCAACAATCAATTCTGATTTAAGAAAATCTGGTATTTCTTCTAAAAACACTCTTACTTTATCTACTAAGTTTGTAGCTGTATCTCTTTTTGTAGCAAGAATGAATATTTCTTTATCCTTAAAAAAATTAGCCATCCAACCAGCATATGCTGCACATAAAGTAGATATACCTAATTGTCTTGCCTTTAAAATAACATTATAAGAATTATCTAGAAACTTATTAAGAGTATCTTCTTGGAATTCATAAAGTTCAAAAGGCATTAGTCCCTTCTTAGGGTGTCTCACCTTTCCATACTTTTTGAAAAAATAGACAGGATCTTTTCTACACTTTATATATTCTTTTAGTTCTTCTTCTGTCAATTATCTATCCTTTTGCCAATCTCTTTTTGTAAATTTTCTTTGCAAGACCGTTGCATTTAATATATTATCTAACTTGAACCTTTTTATATTTTTATTTTTTATACCAACAGTTGTATCATATCCCCAAAAATATTCGCCCTTTATTTCATAAGGTTCAATATTTCTTATAATTATTTCACCTCGTTCTGTTCGACCTAATGGCTGTGGTTTTTTAAATTCTTTGTCTGCCTTCTTATATCTTAATCTAATAATCTTAGAATTTAAAATGCCCTCTAATAAAGCATCTTTATTATTACTGCTGATTGCCATCTTCTTGTTCTTTATCTAGACGTTCAATTTTAATTATTTTATAAGTAGGTTGGAAGGCCTGTTCAAGGTCATTTCTTGTCAAAGATGTTTTTATATATGAAAGAATTTGATAATCAATAACATTACCGCCAATGACAGCAACATTAATGCCCTTAGAAGATTCAACTTCAATGTCTCTAAGTTGAAAATCATAAGCCATCTTTCTGTCTTTTTGTTCTATGTTATCAGAGGTTGTGTAGGGAACTTGTAAAAGTATTTTAAATCTTTTTTTATTTTCTTCGACCTCTCTCAAGGCTTTTTTTAGGCTAATTTCTGTTTTCATAAAAGTTTCACTATAATTATCAAAGAGCTTATATGTTGCAATTACTTTATAAATATCTTTTTCGGTTGCGGCGGCCTTAACTGAGCTTGTTATAGATTTTATCTTTCTACGGTTAAAACCTAAACTAATAAGTCTTAAGGTTATCATGGACATAAATTTATCAAGGATACTATTAGGTTTATTTTTGATAGAAGCATTAAGATATTTTAACATCATATCCTCTACGCTGCCTTCACCACCCTCACGAAGATTTTTCTTTTTCATTCTTGTGCTCCATTATTCTTGTATCCACCTATTCGTCTTTTTATTGTGTTATAGCTGACATTCAATTCTTTGCTAATATTACTAACCGAATATCCTTCTGATAATAAATATAAAATACGCTCATCAGATATATCTTTTCTATACCTACCATTATTTTTGCCAACACAATCCTTTGTCAGCAGAGGGTTTTTATTTGGGTCTTTCATCAACTCTGATTGCCTTGGTCTTTTCTTACCAAGATTGAAACGAGTTTTATTTCTCTCTGCTAAATCTGGTCTTTTTCTACCTACATTATACTTGTTTCCCCAAGATGGGTGGTTTTCACCAACTCCATTACCTATACCGCCAGGCGATATATTGTAATAAGGATTTTTACTCTCAACCAACCCAGCTTCTATTCTAAATGCTTCATCTCTATCTTGGGTTATTACCAGTATTTTTTTCTCAAACTGCTCTTTGCCGTGTTTTAGGTAAGCCTCATTCAGTTTTATGCCACTACCCATATAGCCATCATCTAAATCATTTGTAGAATGAATGCCAATATAGTTATGGTTTGGGTTTGACTTCTTATATATTTCATAAACCGAATGTTTCATATCAACACCTTACGTCAATATTATTTGCGCTTACTACCCTTTTTTCTACTCTTTTCTCTTCGTCCTTTGTTGACAGACGATTTCTCAAATCCTGCGATTTTACCACCCTTATGCGAAGCATCTTTTCCGTCTCCATTGCCATAAGTTTTTTTGTCTCTGTTATACTTATTGAGTTCGGCACGATACTTGCGGGCTTTTGGAGTATCATTGTATTTCTTTTCCTTTGAGTAATCTCTACCTTGAGCCTTACCCCATTTGCGTTCGTCTAACAGGTCTGATAACTTCAATCTTAGGGCTCCTTAGTAATCTCAACTACTCTTTCTATTGTACCAACTTGAATTGTCAATTCATGTATTTTGTTCTGCATAAGCCTAAGCTCATCAACATTTCTTTGTAAACCTTCAATCAACATATCTTGTCTGGCGTCTGCTGGAAGGGAACCTAACTCACCCCTTGGCCATTTTATTCTAAACTCAGAATTCTGGACAATTTCTATATTCTTCATTTGCATTTCATGTTCTAAAACATTTATTCTTTCCATTATACCGAAATAACTCATTGTTGCAACAGCTGTA